GGATAGACACCCCTTATTGAGAATGGTTCCCATTAAGGCGGTGAGGGTCTGAGACACGCCGTGCAAGTTTGACATGGCGCGTGTTGTGTGTTAGCGAAAAATTGAACGGGAAAAAACGTGACGTGTCGGCGTGTCGTGTTTTTGGTGTGTTATATTTGAGGTATCAACAAAAACAAATAAAAAGGAGTAATTAAAATGTTTACAGTTAATGCCTATGTAACTGAGATTGTACCGAATCATGTATATTCGGTTGATATTGACGGTTTTGAGAAAATTGTTACTACTTGTAAGGAGATTGATAATGGCGTGGTTACGTTTAAATCAGCTCTTACTAGGGTTCTTGATGATGCTTATGGTGATTGTGATTTTGATTTCGTGTGTTGTGGTGTTAAAAATGGTGTTGGTTGTTATGTTGTCTCAATTTATGATTATGTATGGTGACTGACATAATTGTTTAAATGATAAAAACCCCCCGCATATAATGCGGGGGTTTTATGTTTTCATATTATTTTATGCTGTCCATGTGGCGTGTACGCTCATGTTGCCTGTTTGTCCGGTGTAGTTCATCATGGATACGCTTGTACCTAGGAATTGATATAAGCGTGGTGTGGTGGTGCTTCCAGCGCTTACGCCCCATACCCATACGTTGTGCCATGTGCTAGCCCATCCGGGGAGGTCACGCCCCTTGCCCTCGCCTATGTTCGGTACGGTTCCGGCTATGTCGTATGTCACTGTGCCGTTTTGTAGGGTTACGAAGCCTTTTGCGTCACCGAAGACGGTATCTATCATGGCTTGTCGTGGTTTGTAATTGTCGTATGCGCCGTCATATATGTATTTTGCTATGGTTTGTGCGCCTAATTGGTTTGGATGTATTTTGTCTGTGCCGATACACTCGGTGTTACCTTTTAGCCATAGGTATGCGAATTTTAGTGTTTCGGTGTTTGGTGTGTGAGTGGTGATTGTTTCGGCACCGTTTGTGAGGCCTGATAGTTTTGTTCTTCCGTTAGCATCTATGTAGCCCGCGTCGTAGAGCATTGGGGCTATTAGTATTCGTGCGTTTGGAAAGATAGTTATCATTTGATTTACGCATTCTTGTATTTTGTTTTTAGCGGTGTTGTAGTCTAGTATGTCGTTTCGTCCACCGGCTAGCACTGCTAGTTTTACTTTGTTTTTGTCTAGTGTTGTGTCTGTGTTTGCGGTGTTTATTTGATTTATGAATGTACGTGTGTCTACGTTGAATCCCGCGCCGCTGACTGCGTAGTTTTTGAGTGTTAGTGTCGGTATGTATTGGTGCAACCAATACGGCCATGTGTTTTGTGGTGTGGTTGAGTCTGCATAGGAGTCGCCGAACGTTACCATATACCCGCTATTGTATTTGTAGTTGTTTATGGTGGTGTTGATTGTGATTATCTCTTGACTGTTTTTGTTTATGTCTTGACTGTTTTTGTTTATGTCTTGACTGTTTTTGTTTATTTTATTTTTGAGGTTGGTTGCGTCATTAACATTGTTTATGCCTAGCGCGTTTAGACTTGATTTGTTGTTTTGTGCTGTTTCGGCGGTGGTGTCTATTTTGTTTTTGAGCGCGGTCGCGGTTGCGATGTCGGTTATACCTAGCGCTGCTAGATTTTTGTTGTTGTTTTGTGCTGTTTCTAATGCTTGCGTGGCTTTACCGCCCGCAGTGTTTGCGTTAGTGTTGATTTTGTATAGATTATCGTCGATAATATCCATTGACGCGTTGTATTGGTCGTTAAGGTTGGCCGCGTCGCCGGTTTGATATTTTTCGAGGTTGAAGTTAGTTGTGTAGTCGGTCATGTTAGCTGCCCTTTCTGAGGTTTGTTGGATGATTTATTTCTTCTTGTACTTTTAGTTGATGGATTACGCGGTCTAGTGTGCGCATTGCTGCGTTATATCCGTCGCGTAGGTCGGCTAGGTCGCCGGTTTCGTATAGTGGCAGATGATAGAACGGTGTTTCTGTTGCCATGTTTGTACGCCTTTACTTGGTGGGGGGAATTGGATAGCCCTCTGCGGTTTTTTTGAGTTTGCTGAGGTCGGTAACGGTAAATATTTCCGTTCCGGTACGATTTAATATGTGGTTGAGAGTGGTACCAAGTGTTTGCGCGTTAGTTCCGGTCAACCCTAACGCTTTTATGAATGCGGCTAGACCGTCCGGTAGCACGTTGTTGTTCAATGCTAGGTCTGCTTTATCACTGACGCTTTTTATTGCCGCGTCGATTTTATCCATTGACCCGTTGTATTGGTCAAGTAGATTTGCGGAATTTCCCGCCTCGTACTTTTCTAGTTCATAATTTGTAGTGTTAGCCATGATTTTCCTTTCATGAGAGTGGCGGGTATTTGTCGCCGGTGGTTGGGTTAGTGACACGTGGTGTGGTGTCGTTGAATATGGTAAGGTTACCGATTGCGGCCGTTTCGTCGGTTCGATGCTCGGCTAGTTTGCCGGTGTTAATATCGGCTATTTGCGTGACTCGTGCGCCGTACACCGCTAGTTCGCGGTACAAATCGCGTATCGCGGTTTTACTGTCAGTGTATTCACCTTTCGTGACATTCCATACTAGCTGTGTGGTTCCTATGTGTTCGATTTGTTCTTGCAGTTGCGCTATGGCAACGGCGTAATCGTTTATGTTCGCTTCAATGTTTTTTATTCTTGTATCGTAGTCGTTCAATGTTTTGTTAATATCGGTCACGATTTCGTCAAGATATGCCGTTATGTGGTCGATTTCACACGCAATGTGTTTTATTATTTCCTCTTGACTTTTAGCATTCCAATAGAACGCGGGTATGGCGGGCGTGTACGGCCATACCGAGAAAAACGGCAGCAGTGGAAACATGTGCCTTATCCTTTCAATAGTTGTTTATGTTTACCGTCCATAATGGGCTGAAACATGTTTCGAGATGTTCAAGCAACAATACGTCAATATCGACGTAATCACCGTTGCGTATGCGATTAACTTTGTCCATGAAATTACCGTTGGCAATCGTTTCATATTGATTATCGGTTGCGTTACTAGCGTAGTCTTGATTTTCGGCTAATTGCGTTGCGGGAAAATCGGAAAACACGGTGCGCATTTTATGCCATGTGTCCATATCGGATAGCATGATACCGGAATTGCCGTCAACCGCCGCGTACAATGGTTTCAGGGTCGGCATTATTTCCGCTATCAATCGTAGGAAATGCCGTTTCCATCGGCTTGCGGGCAATACACCAAGTTCCCGGTCATAGAAACGGTTTTCGATTTTCTTACAACAGCGCACGTATTGCGTGTCATCATAGGCGACGTCCCGCCATGACCACGCGGCAGCATCCCAGTCAACGCCGCCCGGCACGTTAAGCAGTTCGCCAAACGTGTACGTCATCACGCCATGAAATTCGTTGCGTGATTCGCACGGCTGGTAGCTGTCTATGTCATTCTGCATTATCATCACCGGCCAATCTTTCAAGGTTGTTCAAATAATCATAATTGCGTGAGATGTTGTCTTCGTTCCATACGACTTGTATCGGTTCCTTGAGGTATTTTTCAAACCGGGTGTTGAGTATATCGCAGGCAACGCGCCGTTCCTCCAGTTCGCTGAGCGCGCGTAGGTCGGTCGGTTCTCCGTAGTCCTGTATTTCGTCGGCGGTTTGCCGTTCCATTTTCAATGGGAGGTTTTTGATACCTAGCGCTTGGTAGAATGCGTTCCACGTGTTTTGTATGTCGTTTTGCAGTTCCATGCCGATATAGTCGACGTTGGTTTTCAACACGTTGGCCTTCATGGAATCGGTGAAACCGGGTGTCGCCATGATTGCCATTTCACCGCCTGAGATTTGCTTGATAACGTTGATACCCGCCGTTTGCTGACCGGCGGGAACTTCAAGGATGAATGGTGTTTTTTGGTTGAAGCGATTCTGCCGTCGCGTCATGTACAAATCTTCTATTTCATGCGCGAAAAATTTAATGGTCGGAATGAGCGGCGTACGCGCGCGGTTGGCGTAGATGAAAACACCATTGGAATTGTTCACCGGGAATCTCCAACCGTTAATGCCGTAGCTATCCCATTTCTTCGGCTTGTAATACACGTTGAAATTCGATGTTGTCACCGCTTGCGTGCTGAAAAACACGCCCGGCTTGCTATGCGGAAACGCGATTGTCGCGTAACCAAAATACAATAGATTGTATTCCAGAAACCAAGCGTCACAAGTTTTCGGCAGATTCAACCATTTGAACCGTGATAACGCGATATTCAACATTTGCGAATACGCCATCGAATACGCTTGCGAATTGAGCGCCTCGGACTGTTGCCATACCGGCGCGCCACGCTCACCCAGTTCCGCGCGGGTCAACGGTCGTTTATGTGTACGTTTGCGTCCCATATTTTCCACCTTATAGATTGTCGTGTACGAAGTCGCCGCCGACTTCCTCGGGCCTGTTCCATATTGTAACACCGGAATTGAAAATATCCCTGATTGTCTGCAATTGCTCGTTTTGCGCCAATGGGCATATCGTCCATATGTCGGCGGTCTGCCAATACGTGTAATGCTTGCACGTTGTCAGCGTCGGTTTGTTGTAGAGTTTGTTGCTTGCTATCCCGTAGCGCAGCATGTAATCGCCCGCCGCCGCTATCGCACCGTTATCCTCCGTGACTATTTTAACGGTCATGGTGTCAAGCCCCGTGGCCTGTCTGAAATTGTCGCCGCCATACGCGCCGACCGGTTGCGCGGAATGGTTGAGCATGTCGCGCCATGACGCATTCGTGTTGTCGCGCGTGTTCGTCATGATTCGTTTGGCGTTGTCAACCGTCACACCACGTGACGCGCCCGCGTTAGTGTTGGCCGTGCTCGTGCTTGTGGCGGTCATGTCGGTAGCCGCGCTTGTGTTGTACTCGGTGACGCGGTCGGCTTGCGTGTTCGCGCGACTGGTCACGGCGGTGGCCTGTGTTATGGCATGTTGTGTTTGCTCGGTGTTGGCCTGTATTGCGGTTTTCGCTTTATCAGTTGCAACATAATTAGATGTCGCGTTGAGCTCCTGACTGTTAGTGATTGCAATACCGGTGTTGTAGCCCTGAAGCGCCGCACCGCCGATTGCCATTGCACCGGCCACCACCGGTGAGGCCGCGCCACCGGTGCCGATTACCAGCGCGGCCCCCGCTATTGAGCCTATCGCACTTGCCACGTTTGTTATTGCCTGAGTTTGGGTGCCTTCCACAAAAGCTTTATTCTGTAGTGTATTGTCATCACTTACATCACGGTTGATTTTGACCGTGCTAGTACTCAAGTCATCGGTTTGGCGTGCGTTCGAGTATGTGAGATTATCCGTCCGCACACTATTGGACTCGTCTTTTATAGCTACGTCGCGTTGATTCGCTCGTGCGGTGTTCGACACCGCCGCCGCACTGCTACGATACGTGTTTGCCTGACTGACATTAGCCGAGCGCGCGCCGTTTTCATACGTCAGCATGGCGTTTTGCCGTGCCTGACTTACGGCGACATTGTAAGTGGCGGCGCGTTGCGCGTCGATTGCGCGGCGTTGCAACGCATACGTCGAAATGTCATGGGATATCAGCGTTTTGAGCACGTCCGCGTTCGGCACGTCGGCGGTAATGTTAGCACCGTTGATGGCGTTGATGGTTATGGACGTGTCGCCGTCACCCGCGACACCGTCAAGCCATGCGAGTTGTCGTAATATCGGGTAGCTTAATGACGTGACGGCTTGCGCCGAGAGATGGCCGCAATCAGCTATTTCCACACGGGTTTTATTGCCGATATTGTCGGATATTTCCAAGTGCGCGTAGGGTGCGAGGTACAGTCGTGTTATTTTGGCGTATTCGGGTGAATAGCCGAAGTCGTTCATTGTTAGATTAATGTCCGCTAGTTTTGTGCGCGCGCCGCTGACCGTATGCCATTCCACATCATTGACCGTAGTGACGGAACCTAATTTCATCATGCTTGCCGTGGCAACGAAAACAGATACGATTTGTGACATGATATGCGGATAATACGCAAACATCGTATCAAAATAATCACCCGACACTTTGGATGATTCCAGCGCGTACATATACACGTTGCTTGCGGTGAGGTTATCAATGGAATTATATGACGTACCCGCGCCGGTTACGTTCGACGTGTTTACGTTTCCGGCACCCCATACAAAACCATTGACCGTTTCATCGGCGTTAGTGTATGACGGGTTGGTATCCGTAACGTCTGTACCGCGAATATTGCTCATTGATTGCAATTGTTGCGGGGAAAACGTTGTGGCCAAACATATGTATCTTGTCCCGTTTTGCAAGTTAATCGGCGTGCTTTTTTTGATGTTCATGGCCGCGTTGCCATAATCAATGTCGGGCAACGTAAAATCACGACAGTTGGCCCGTGGGTTTTCCAACAGTTTTTGCGGTGTCGTTTCGGTCAGCGGCGCGTGTCCGCGTGACAATAGCAAACCGTTGATTGTGGTGCTGTTGATATAGTCCGTCCATACATCACGTAAAAGCGTGCATGATGTCGTGTTTGGCGCTTCGGCGCGTACCGAGGTGACGAAAAAGTGATAGCGTGTCTGCACGTCGGTTTTCTGATACGGCGTATTGACAATATCATGTGAAAAATCAACGACAATGTAATTGTACCGTTGCGCCGTCATGTACGGTACGGGCAATTTTATGCCGTCCGTATCGGCGCGTGCGATATACATGTTCGTTGTGAGCTTGACGGTCTCGCCGTCCAGCGCGTCGAACCATGCATCCCTTGCGGTGTCATCGGAGAATTTCACGGTATCATGATAATCGTCGTACCAGTTCACGCGACATAACTTGATAACAGTGTTTGGCGTCCAAACATTGTAATCGAAAACGTTGCGGTACTGTTCGTATACGCGCGTGTCCGTATCGGGGAACGCCGTTGCGTTTTGCAGATGTGGAAAATCCATGTCGAGCCCTTTCCTATATACGAAAAATGAGTGGTGCTTCGCATGAAACACCACTCATTTTATATCATAGTCGATTTCAGCCTATGCGACGGTGAACGTGCATGTTGCGGAATGTTCCGTAGTCTCGCCGTTCGGGTTAACATACGTGGCGGTACCGGTCACGGTAATGACGTCACCAGCCACAAGGCCGTCACGCTGGACATGCAAGCGTGCTTGGTCATCCACGAACGTATTGACGTTGAGCTCGAACGCCGCACCGTGCGCGTCATCACCGCTTGCGGCATGGTTCGCCGAAACTTCGTACGTAGCCGCGTCCGGTGCCACCTGAACGGCGGTGCCCGTCGGCGTGACGGTGGCGGTGAGTTTAGGCGTGAGCTGCATAAGGTCGCCCGCCTTGACGCTTCCCGTGGTCGGGGTCAGCGTGAAACCGGTCACGTTCTGCGTCACGACCGTAATGCTGGTACCCGCGTCGGTCGTGAACAACGCGCACGGGGTGAAAGGCGACACGCCGTAGATGCCCCAATGGTTAAGATACAGCGTGTTGCTGACCGTCTGCGGATTGTAGAATTGGGTAGTGCCGTACATGGTATCACGCACCTGATACCAGTCGGTCGAAACAAGCAACGCAACCGCGCCGGGGATGCCGAGACTCGGCACCTGTACGATACGATACGGCACATCTGCCTTGTCCAGCTGGAACACGGCGGACAAAGCGTCAACGTCAAGCGACGCAAGATATTCCGGCTCAATCAGCAACACCATTTGCTGGGGGTTCGCATACGCCGGAATATCGGTCACGTTCAACGCATTGTACTGGGTGCTTGGGAACTGCATACGCCCGGCGGTCGAACGCAGCGCCTTGAGCAACGTCTTGGCGGTCGTTTCATCACTCGGCACCGCGTCAAGATGCACCTTATAGAAACCAAGATTATGCTCGTAGTGTCGTATCAACGCAAGCATGATGTTCATTTCATCGTAATTATCGGAATTACGCGGGGTCTCCATAATCTGCGCTACGAAACGGTTCAGGCCAAAATCATCCACGAACGCCTGTCGCAACTCGTCATCTGTCCATGATATCGGGTACTGGTCACGACGGTTCATCTCATAAAACCAGACGGCCGCCTCGGGACGATGCATCTTCAAAAGCGTTTCGGCGTCATCCTTGTACCCGTGCGCCTTAATCCATTTCACGGCGATTTCCTGCACCGTCGAACCCCAGTAGAGATTTTCCTTTTTAAAAATCGCCAACGGGTTCTCAAACGGCGCGTTCTGCGCCATAACGGTGAGTCCAATACGGTTCACCATGTTCCAGACACAATCATTCAAGTATTGGCGGTTCATGGGGTCGAACAGATAGCGCATGGTGTTCGCCACGCCGGTTTGCGTTGCGCTCGGTATGCGTTGCTGGTAATCGTCGGTGCCCTTGGTACGGACTTTGTCCAAAATCGTTGCATTGTCTACAGCCATGATATTTTACTCCTATCCGTTACAGTGTGTAATCGAGGTTTTCCAAGTCTTCCGCCGCCGCCTGCGCGATTGCTTCCGCCGCGTCATCGTCGGTTTCTTTGACGGTTGCACCGTTTTCGACCATCTGCGCCACGGAATCGGTAAAATTGTCATAGATTCCATCGATTCGTTCGTTCATTGCATCAATCTTATCAAGCACGCGTGAAAGCATGTCGCGCAAGTCATCGAATTCACCTTCACGGTGCGCTTCGTCGGGGGTGAGGTCATCACGTTCGGCGGTGTCCTTCTCCTCGGTGGTTTCGTCAGCCATTTGTTTTTCCTTCCATATGAAAAAGTCGTATCGGCGTGATACGGGCCGATACGACTTAAGGATAGCATACTTGCGACATGACTCACAGCGACAACCGGCGCGCTTATCCCTTGCGGCCATATCATTGGCGGAGTCAACCGTGGAAGTCAATGACAATGTTTTAGCGGTCTCACTGCGGTATCTCTTTGTATGCCGTATGTTATTTTACTCCAAAATTCTTTAGCATTTCGCTTACGGCGTGTTGCGTTTCCACCGTATCATAGCGCAGATACCCCAGCGCATAATATGATGTAAGATTCCGTATCAAATCTTTAGCCATGTTCGCGGTAAGATAGTTAAGTTTGTTGTCCGCCCGAGTGATGGCGAAATACGGTACATGCGCGCCGCTATCATATTTCGAGGATACGAAAACATAACCGCAACGCAAATCAACATACACGCCATATTCGTTTTGCAACCATCGAAAAACATACGTAAGTTTTGCCTGTCCGTGTGGTTTTTCGATAAAATCAGTATTATGCCGCGCGAAATTGTTTTTAGAAGTGACGTCATCGTTGTTTTTCAGCATACGGCCCGCAACCGTGTTCCTTGTTTTCTGTTCGGCGTATTCATCGTCCCGCACATAATCGAACAGGCATGTTTTTCCGCCTAGCCATTGCAAACCGTGTTCAGGCTCCAGCGGTACGTCATAATGCCGAAAATAGGGGTTGAAAGCGTCGCAAGCGTTACCCAGCAGAAATACTCTCGGCTTGCGTAATCCCGTATCGTCGGCGCGTTCTCGCGTGACGGTATCCACAAGTTTCGCCAATTGTTCAAATTCGTTTTTCAGATACGTGTGATACCTGTCGTCATTATCTATGATAATTTCATCCATGCAAATGTTCCGCACATTAACATAAGTACTCTTTTTCTTCTGCTGTTGTAATGACAAAGGTATAAAATACCCAATTGTTTTCCACGGGTTTTCTTTTTTACCGGTTTTCTTTTTGCGAATTTCCGCTATTTTATTGGTAGTCCGAAAATCATAATCGGGAAAAATATTATCTTGTACGATACGACTAAAATAGTTTGCCGCGACATCGTTGTTTTCCTCACGAAACCGTGTCACTTCCACGAAACAATAGCCGTTTTTCAAATAGTCTTCTATCATGTATTTTCGTATACCATAAGTTTTGCCTAAACCACGCGCGCCGATAATCATATTAACGTCTGCGTTTCGCGGCAATATCAACGTCTTAAGCCGGTCATAGTAATATTTCGCCATCAATGCTCACAATCATGGGTCTGCCGTCCCGCACAATAAGTTCGCGCGGCAATGTCTCAACATGCCTATTATATACGTCCCGCATGTATGCAAGATTTTCGCCGTTGGCCTGTTTGTCCGATTCCCCTAACCATCTGCCGGACGGATACAACGCTATCGCCTCGGGCGCGTCAACATGATATGTCGCACCCCGATAATCGGTGACGGTGCCAACGTACCTATCCCACACATGTGGACGGTTGCGTTGCAACGTATGGCAAATCTCATAATCAACCAACACATCATAACCAAGCGCCAAACGTACCGTTTCCGCGAAACCGTGACCCATACGCATAATATCCGCAATACAATCCTCAATAGTGTACACGCCGTCAGGCCGTGGCAAGCCCGCACACGTGACATGCACATGTCCGCTCATGTCCAGACTCACGCGGGCCTTGTTCCACAGTTCCACGTGCTCGGCGTAACGAGTGGCACCCCCGCAGTCCTCAACCTCGAACTTGCCAATATGGTCAAGCGTTGACGCCATATCGGGCGCGGTGTTTCGGACGCGCCGCATGGTGAGATTGATTGCGTTTTCTATCGCGGCGTGCAATGGTTCGAGCGCGTCCAACAGCTCCGCGTCGGTCACGTCATCGGCGCAACTGATTTTAAGGCTATCTGTATCACCGCCCGTAACAGTGACACGCGCGCCGAAACGCCGATATATCAGCATTATGGCTATCACCAGATGCATACGTGACCCGGCTACAATTCGCATACCATACGTGTACAGCACGCGCGGTGTCTTCGGACGCTTTTTCGCAAAATTCTCGGGAGTGCAGACCGTGGCCTTATCTACTTCCAGCTCACCGGTTTCCGTCACACGGTAATCGGCCTTCATTACGTCTTGCGCCTGAGTGCCATAGATACCATTGAATTGTCCCTTAACGGTGCTACCATAATAGGATTGCAAAAATTTCACGCTCAACGTACCCGCCCTAGCATCTCGCGCGATACCCTCGGGTATCGACTCGGGTATGTCACCCGCATACGGTACACCCTCGGTGTAGTGTTTAATCAGGTTTTTAACATCAGTTTTCCGCGCAAAAAGCATATTGGATTGCAATGTCACGTAATCGGGCGGCACAATCGTTTTAGCGGTGGCCTCGCCATACAATACATGCATTTCGTCAAACTCATACACCTGTGCCACGTTCCACAACTCAATCTCATTAACGTGCAAGATACATGCGTCCGCCCGATACAATTTTCCAAAAGCAAACGTCGGATTAACGGCACTATCAACGTAGCCGTGCGCCCTAATACTGTTTTCCTGTGTTTTCGCGCGTTCATTATTGCTGTAATCGGTGTCCGCTTGCAACGTCCGCACGAACTTTGACCGTGGGCATATTGCAATACCCCAATCGGCAAAACATGTGTTTACCCGTAATCTAAGATTTGTAAAACTTATCGCAACATGCAACCCCGTGCGAAACGGGTCACTATAATTACGTAATACATCTTCAAGCGGCGTACTAACGATACGTTCACACGCGATTTGCAAAATTTCCGGCGGGGCAACCGCGAATTTAACCGGCAAGCGTCGCCCGTTGATAAACGCATGATGCATTGACGTAACGTCAAGAGACGCCACGTTATCAACGACAACACTAGCGGTTTTAGCGCTCGTAAAAGTCAAACCGCCACGAAAACACGCCTTGCGCAACGCATAGGACTCATAGTTTTTCGGAAACTCCTGATTGCACGTCATTTCAAACGCGCGTTGCAACGTGATTTTTTTATCGCCTTGCAACGTGACGCGCCGCCCGCCAATCTCACGGCGCGCCATCTGCCGCACCAATGACGTTTTGGTCAGTACGCGGCACCCCAACATGTCGGGCGTGAGCCAATGATTAGCGCGCAATAGCCATTGCAGATACTGCGGTATCACTTGTACATCACGCCGCGCGTAAAACAGCTCCTCCTCTGTCAACGGCGTTTCAGGTGTGCGTGCAAGCGTGTAATCCCAATCGCCCACCGCTTTAGGCAGACCGCACGTCTCACCCATAGCGCGTAGGCCGCCCATTTCGAGATAAAACGTATCCCAAAAACGGCACACCACATTACCATCAATGCACAAATCGAGCGTGTACACGCTGGTTGCGGTCTGTGCATTGACCTCAATCGTATACGATTGCGCCAATTCCAGCATAAGAGTCTGCATGTCGAACATGAGATTATATGCCGCGATTATCGGCACATAACCACGCGTACGACCATACGTAATCAAACCATCAATATACGCCAGCGCTTCGGACGTGCGCCGGTAAAAACGTACATCGTCCGTATCAGGCGTATACGATTCCAACGGGGTATCCCGCAAATCGTTAAAAATATATAATATCGGATACGCGCGCGTTTCGGCACCCTCACCGATATTCGTTGTTTCGGTGTCAAATATCGCCGCTACCCTGTATTCTTTGCGTGTTTTCATCGCACCACATCGGGGGAAACCGCCACGAGCCATATCGGGCTACCGCCGTCGGTATCCATATAATCCTCCAATTCACCTGTGTGCGCTTTCATGTTTTTGGCGTATTGCAACACTTTTTCATTGCGCGTCATAATGGTGTCAAAAAGCTCACTCAACGAGTCCGCGTCATATGCCTTCATGACAACCTCCAATCGTTTGTCCGGCGGAATATTAGGTTTCTGCCATATGTTTTGTGTGTATCGCCAAAAAATCTTGACTTTTTCCCGACCAAGCTCACCCAACGCGCTCGGCTGTCCCTTGGACGCCATTCTCATCTCGATGCGGAAAATGTTAAACGACCGTCTACGTTCCACCGCGCGGCCTTTGCCACCGCGCACCTCGCCAACCTGTCGTACGAGCATGTCAGCGGCTTCGTTGGCACGCTGATACAATTCCTCACGCATGGCGCGATTACTCACGCGCCCGACATATGTTTTTTTCAACTGCGATTCAATCCGCTGAATATAATCCCGTCGCGCGTTTGCCTCGCTCTCGGGCATGGCGTCCGTGATACTTTTTTTCAGACTGTTTATCGTACGGCGCACACGCTTACGTTTCGCGGTTAAAATATCCGCCTGTTTACGCGCTCTAGGCATGATTTTACCACCCTCATAAAAAAGCGCCATATTGTTTATGGCGCTTTTTTCTCATTTCAAACTACTTGATGTCAAACTACTTAATTTCAAGCGACTTAGTAGACCTACCACCACCAAGCGGCGTCTTTTTCACTGTCACGGGGATACCGTTAGGCGCGTTAAAATCAGGGAACATATCATAAATATCCAACACGCTACGATAAATGCCCTGCGACTGGCTGAAATACGTATTGCCGTCATTTGCAAAAAGATAGACGTTAACGCACTTCTGCCCCGTCTGAGCACGCACGCCCGGCGCGGTGTACGCGCCAATGACCGTTAGCGGCGTGTCACCGATAGCGTTCAGTGACAACGCATTGTTACGCGCGTTGACAATGGCACGCTTGCCCTCAAAAGTACTGTTGTCCATCGTACAAATGTAACGATAATTGTCAACAGGGGTTTGGGCGGTTTCATTAGCGGTGTCGTTCATCTGTTCATTGTCCTTGGTCATGATGTTTCCTTCCAAAATCAGAATTCAGGTTCGTTATCGTTGTCGTTATCGTTGTCGTTATCGTTGTCGTTATCGGTATCGGTTACGACGGTTTCGGCGTGTGCGATAAACGTGTCAACGTCCATAGCATACGTTGTCTTATGTACGGTGATATCATCAATCAGGACGTTAACGATACCCGCGTCCATAAGCACCTTAACTGCTTTTTCAACGGTGCGAATATTCCCGATAGTATGAAACATTTGCATTTCGCCGTTACGGTCATAGTAGCTGATATCGCTATCAGCGATTACCTTACGAATCTTGCGCATATTATTATCCTTTGTATCTGTTTTCTGTTAACATTTTTGCTAACACATATATTTATAGCATAAAAATCGGCGTGTGCAAAAAGCGACACGCCGATTATTGACAACGATTATCAGTAACGCAAAATCTGACCCGGATAAATCAAACTCGGGTTAGACAAACCATTAACCGACGCGACACGCGACCAATCAACGCCGAAAACAGCCCACAAACTATCACCCGGTTGCACTATATACGTGCGCGCCGCACTCGTGTTCGACTGCGCAACAGTGCCACCGCCATAGCAAACGGTTTCGCCGGGATATATCACATTGGGATTACCGGACGCATACCCCGACCAATCAGACCACGACCCCAAGCCAGTCGCCGCCGCGATACTAGACAACGTGTCGCCCGGCCCGACCGTAACACACATGGACGCACAACCCGTATCCGGTACCGGTTCCGGTGCCGGGGTCGAAACACCGCCATCACGCTCGCCACGCGCATACGCTTCCCACTGCCAGCGTTCACCCCTAAAATAATTCAAATCCAAAGGGCCATAACCCGACACGTAACCGTTAGATGTATACTGTCGCATGGCCTCACCATACGCGCCATAAAGCCACGGCACCGCCTGATAACCAGTCGGCGCGTTGGACGCATATTGTGCGACCCAAACACCGCAATGTTCACGTACATACGGCGTGAGCTGCCCCAACGAATACGCCCCCGTATAAACGACAGGCCAAACTTTCGTGCGGTCATACACGCGCCGCACCCAAGTTTCGACCCACGCGCCGTTACCGTACTGCGGGTTATCATCGGCCTCCCAATCTAATGCAAGTACGGCACGCCCGACATATCCGACAACGTTATCCACGAAAAAATCAGCTTCAGCAACCGCGTCATTGCCCATTGCATAATGGTACACGCCAATACTTTTACCGCTGTCCACTGCACGCCCGAGCTGATAATTCGCGGCCTGATTAACGCCATTGACCAAACAGACGTTATTAAAACCGCCAACACCCCAAGTCGTACCGGCCACAACAAAATCAGCGTCCAGCACATACGTATCAATATCACACTGCCAATTGCTCACGTCAACACCGCGCATATCCGCGTATGCAGACGGCACAAAAACCAACGACAACACGCATACACACGCCAATATACTACGCCATATTCGCTTCATCAACACCAGCATCCCCCTTATCATCCTTAAGCAAGGCAATAAGCTCTTCAGTCAAAACATTATTCTTCGTCATCAAATTATTAAAATCACGAAACGTCGTGGCAATAAACCACGCCATCCCACAACACGCGACAACCGGAAAACCAACACTACCCACAAGAGCAGTGATAGCACTCATATCCATATGCATATACCTCATACAAAAAAAGGCCACAACATGCCAAACGACATGTCATGACCTAATATATCACACTAACAATAACGATAACGATTCTCAACAACCGTGGCCTATCCGGGAATTGAACCCGGCCCGCACATCTTATAAGGATGCCGCTCTAACCACTGAGCTAATAGGCCAAACAACACCATACTACACACCCGTATCATTCCACAAATTCAACCGCATTAAAGCAACATCATCAGCATAATGCGCCATCACAAAATCAAACAAACCCACACAATCAGAATCACTACCCCCCCCAGTCTCATAATGCCCCACACGCATACGACGAACACGACGTACACCCTTAACCATACTACCACCTATATAAAAACGCTTACAACCATTACACCTATTATAATTCATCACACTCAATGCCTCCTACTATAACCAAGAGGTATCACACCACATCGTCCCGCAACTAAACAATTCATAGGATATAAATATATCACATCATTAACATCAACAAAACACTGCACAAAATCACTTTCACATGCACCCTCATCAAGCAAACGACAAACACAATAATAATTCATAAAACTATATCCCTTAGTCATTTTTTCCTCCTATATCAATTCTTTTTCAAACAGTGAACTCTTCACCATACTTAACATTAGGCATTAACTTTAAACATTTTAACTCTCCTTTCCCTATTGCTCACTCGTCTATACGATTCATAAAAACCACAGTCTCAAAACAATAAAGATAAAACGCAACACCCTCATGCTCATACAAAACAACAAGACAATCCACAATAGCATCAACATCATAATCCACAACACGCTCGCCACTGTTACGAATATATAATCAATAACCGCATCCTTAATGTCTTGACGATACATCATATCAACCATTATCCTTTCTACATTCCTTGGTTGTTTTTTGTTGATACCTCAAATATAACACACCAAAAACACGACACGCCGACACGTCACGTTTTTTCCCGTTCAATTTTT